TGAAGTCCGACACCGGCGGCACCCTCAAGATCGGCGACATCATCTCCTTCGCCGGCCACAGCCAGACCTACTCGGTCCAGGCGAACGTGACCATCGCTGGCTCGGGTACCGGCTCCGTCTCGATCGAGCCGGCGCTGCAGTCCGCCGTCACCGCTGACATGGTGGTCACCAAGGAGCCGAGCCGGTACGTCAATCAGGCGTGGCATCGCGACGCGATCGCCTTCGCCACTCGTCCCCTCGCCAACGTCAGCGAAGGTCTGGGAAGCATCACCGCTTCGGCGGCTGACCCCATCAGCGGCCTGACCCTCCGCCTGGAAGTGACGCGTGAGCACAAGCGCACGCGCTACTCCTACGACATCATGTGGGGTGCCAAGGTCGTGCGCCCGCAGTTCGGCTGCCAGCTCGCTTCGCCGTAAGCAGGCATCAGCGGCGAGTGTGAGATGAGGTCATGTCTCGGCGGCGGGTTCTAGGCGGGAGCTTCTCCTTTCAGCCCGCCGCCGAGGCACCTCATCAATCTCAATCAAGCCTTACTGTGGGAGAAGAACATGCGTTACGGCATCGTTTTCATCCTCGCTCTCACTCTCACAGCTTGTCAGTCACCGACACGAGAGCTGTCGAAGAGCGCCAACGACATTCGCAAAGATCTCGTCGAGCAGCAGCAGGCTTTGACTGATGCGCAGACGGCACAAGAGTCCGGAACTGATCCCGGACCCTTCATTGCGTTGGCGCTGAAGATTAACGCAGCCATCCAAGATACGGTCGACACGATCGTTACCTTGATTCCCGAACTTCAAGACAGAAAGACCGCGTGGGATCGTCTCGTTGAGCTGTGGAAGCTCATCGTCATCTTGCTCATCATCGTCGCCGTGTTGATTGCAGGCTGGGCGTACGGAGTTGCACCGCTTGTGAAGCGCGTCTTCGCGATGATCGGGCTCATCCCTTCGACAATAACAGGAGCCGCGAAGCTTCTTCAAGAGAACAAGCCTGAAGAGGCAATCGCGGTTCTTCGCACGGACCCGACATTCAACGCAGCGTTCGTTGCCGAAAAGAAGAAGGCGTCGCAGAAGAGACTCAGGCTGAACGAGCCTATCATGGCTGATACGTCAAGAGCAGGGGGATCGTGATGCCACAGAGGATTCTGGTGTTGATTCACGGACAAGAGATCCTGATCGCGCTGGTGGCCGCAGCCTGTCAATGGGTTGTGATGCTTGGAGCAGGAACCAAGTTCCTTGCCGACGCAGCCCTCAACCAAGCGACACACATTGAGCTCATGCTCGTGGTGTCGATGCTTGGTCTTGCGATTGCGTCGACGGTCACAGTTTTGATCTACGCGTTCAGGCAGAAGGCCCGAATCAGAATGAATCTCGAGCTTCTTCGTGACATCGCTGAAGAAACCGGGAACACCGAACTACACAAGCGCATCCAAGAGAAGATGGATGCACTCGACGAAGAACTTCCTTGAAAGGAGATGGCAATGGGTTTGGGCAATCGAGAGTATGAAACGGTCAGAGTCGCGATCAAGGCACGCCCCGGCAAGTTCAGCGTCATTCGCGCTGAAGATTTCGATCCGAGTCTGCACGAGAAGGCTCCGCTCCCCATTCAGCCCGCTCCGCAGGCTGAGAGTCAGCCCGAGCAGCAGGCGACTCCCGTGCAGAAGCGTGAGTCGCTGGAGGTAGGATCCGCCACCGAGCAGAACGAGCTCTCCAAGATGACCATCGAGGCGCTCATGAAGTTGCCCGAGTGGTCGCAGGTCCCCGGCCGCGGCTCCATCACCAAGAAGGACAAGATCGTTGAAGCGATCTTGGCTGTGCGGAACGGCGCCAAGGGGTAAGGTCTCATGCCCACGATCATCGCAACTCCCAAAGCCGTCGACGCCAACGCGTACTTGACGCTTGCTGAAGCGACTACGTACCTCACCGAGGGGCGTCTGCACACTGCTGAGTGGTCTGCTGCCACGCAGACGACGAAGGAAGTTGCGATCATCTGGGCGACGCGAAGCTTGGACGTGGCATTTAGCTGGAATGGCAGCGAGCGGACCCTAGAACAGGCGCTGCGGTGGCCGCGCTCGGGCGTTCGCAATCTCGACAATGACTGGTTTGACTACGACGAGGTCCCCGAGATCCTTAAGCGAGCGACGGCAAACCTTGCCTTCGAGTTGATCAAGCGTGACAGGACTGCCGAACCCGAGATCCTTGGGCAAGGCTTTTCGCAGGCACGAGTTGCGAGTCTTGATGTCACGGTGGACAAGGCGCAAGTGCTTGGGCTGATCCCGCAGTACATCGCTCTTGAACTCCAGCCTCTCGGGTCTCCGTTCCCGGGTGCGATTTCAGGCTCGAAGCAAGTGAAGTTGAACAGGGTCTAGTTGTGGCAGGTGCACTCGTCAATCCGCTGAAGTCAGTCGCCCAGACGCTTTGTCGCGTGCTGGGCACGACTGCTGTGATGAAGCGGGTGAACTCTTCCTACAATCCTGCGACAGGCGTTGAGACTGCGGCAGACCCGGCGTCAACCACCTGGACCCTCACGATTGCTCCGCCTGAGATGTACAGTGCTCGCGAGATCAATGGCACGACCATTCTGGCGGGCGATGTGAAGATCACTGTGGCGGCAAAAGATGTGGTCGTGGCCCCGCAACCGAACTTCTCCCTCACTGTCGGGTCTGACGTCTATCGGGTGGTCACAGTCGAAACAGTTGATGGCGGCGGCAGCGCTGTCATCTACATTCTGCAGTGCAGGAAGTGAATCGTGGCTTCTTTCTCGCAAGACATTACGGCGTTCGTCAAGAAGACGAAAGTCCGCACAGATGTTGTGCTGCGGAAGATCGCGTTTGACTGCTTTGCAGGGGTGCTGATGCGCTCTCCCGTCAAGACGGGCCGCTTTCGTGGAAGCTGGCGGATCGGAATCAACAAGGTCGATCTGAGCGTGCAGAAGCTCAAGGATACGAAGGGTAAGCCCGCCCCGGTGGGAACACCTCCTTCTGCTGATCAGGTTGCGGCCGCAAACGTGAAGCTTGGTTCCGCGCAGTGGGGGCACGAGATTCACATTTCGAACAACCTGCCGTACGCACAGCGTCTTGAAGAAGGCTGGTCGAAGCAGGCTCCCGGACCTGGTGGGATCATGGCCGCATCACTTGCTAAGGTGGTTGCTGAGTTCCGCCAGGTTGTTGAGAAGGTGAAAGGAGAGGTGCCGTAATGCTTAACCTCTCCACAGCTCAGCTCCTCTTCAGGAATCACCTGCTCGGGATGGTGGGTGTTCCGAGCGCAAGCTTGATCTCGTTCGAGAATCGCCCGTTTACTCCTCCTGCAGTGGACCCAGCCACACTGTGGATCAGAGAAACGATGATTATTGTTACCGAGCAGCTTGCAGCGAACGACCAGGTACAAACCGATGGCTTCGTGAACTACGAATCAGTTTACCCGGTCGGTCGAGGTACTGAGGTGCCTGACGCGATGGCGTTGCTCATCGCGACACGGTTCAAGCCAGTGACGGATCTTTCAGGAAGTGGAGTTGGAATCCACATTTTCAAGACCGAGCGTCTCTCGGGTGTTGATGTGGTTGACGGGGATAAGCAGGTCTGGTACTCAAAGCCCGTCAGGATTCACTGGCGTGCATTCACACAGAACACATAGGAGACAGCGTCATGACAATCGAAGCCGGAAGTCGCGTGGAGCTTCGCTACCTCGCTGAGGTGACTCGGGGAACCACGCCGTCGATCACACCGGGTGACACGAAGATCTTGCGAGCAACTAGCCGGAACATCAACCTCGAGAAGAACATTCTCGAGTCGGCTGAGATCCGCGCTGACCGCCAGGTCGCTGACGTGCGTCACGGATTCAACCGCGTGGTGGGCAGCCCGGGATTTGAGCTCTCGCTGGAGAGCTACGATGCGTTCATCGAAGCGGCGATGTCGGGCTCGTGGGCCGCAGTCACTGTCTCGGGAAGTCCTGACCTCGGCGCCGTCGCGTCGTCGAACACCTTCACGCGTGACGCCGGCTCGTTCGTTACTGACGGGTTCAGGCCGGGCGACCTGGTTCTCACCGCCGACTTCACCACACCCGCCAACAACGGAACTTTCCGTGTCACGGCGGTTGCGGCGCTCTCGTTGACGGTGTCTGGCGGCACCCTCGTCGACGAAGCTGCAGCGTCTGGGCCGACGCTCGCCCTCATTGGCAAGCGCGTCTCGATCGGCACAACGTTGAAGACGTTCACCGTCGAGCGTGCCTTCAAGGGCATCACCCAGTTCCAGGTCTTCCGCGGCGTCGCAGTCAACACCCTCGAGCTCAACATCGCTCCTGAGCAGATGGTGGGCGGCTCGTTCGGCCTGCTGGGCATGACGGCCGCCGCGCTTTCCGGGACTTCGCTCGACTCGGCGCCGACCGCTGCGCCCACCAACTCGCCCTTCTCTGCTTTCGATGGTGAGATGTTCGAAGGCGGGAGCTCGATCGCGGTGGTCACTGGGCTGCAGTTCAGCATCGACAACCAGCGAAGCTTGGCGGGCGTTGTCGGGAGCAAGTACAGCCCCGACGTCTTCGAAGGCACGGCGGCCATCACGGGAACGCTGACTGCGTTCTTCGAGAACGCGACGCTCTTCAACAAGTTCGTCAACGAGACTGAGAGCTCGCTGTGGGTCAAGCTCGAAGACGTCAGCGACGCCTCCAAGTTCATGAACATCGTGTTCCCTCGTGTCAAGTACGTCGGCGCGCCGATCGACCCTCCGGCGACTGGGCCCGTCCCTGTCAGCCTGCCCTTCCGGGCTCTGGTTCATCCGACGACCGGCACCAGCCTGTCGTTCCAGCGCAGCAACACCTAAGCCGACGCTGAGTCGGCGTGTTTCTCTTGAAAGGAGAACAGCGTCATGGATTTTTCGAAGTTCCAAGCTTCCAGCGCAGGCGTGAAGATGTCGGTCATCGATCCTACCACGGGTGCCGCGATGGTCGATGAGAAGACCGGTAGCCCGGTGACGATCACGCTGATCGGCAAGGATCATCCTGACTTCAGGTCGAAGCAGTACGCGCAGTCGAGCAAGCGCGTCAACAAGCTCGTGGGCCGGCGGCGCAACATCGACTTGAAGCAGATGGAGCAGGACGCGATTGAACTCCTTGCCCACGCTACGAAGGGCTGGGAAGGCATCGACGGGCCTGATGGGCATCCGTTGGCGTTCAGTCACGCCAACGCTGTCGACCTGTACACGCGCTACAGCTGGCTGCGTGAGCAGGTCGACGAGTTCATCGATGATCGGAGTCACTTCCTGGGAAACTGATTGATGCGCTGGTGGTGTTCGCAGAGCGAGAGTTCGAGCTCAACACACCAGTAGGCGAGAACGGGCAGGGCACCGAAGGCGCACACCTTCGTCAGTACCTGAAGTCAAAGGGACTCGCAGATGAAGAAGATCCGAAGGACGGCGAAGATCTTCCTTCTGAGCTTCTTTATCTCTACGTTGTGTTTCTTGAACTCAGTGCAGCAAGACCTAGCAATGGGTTCTCAGCCCTCCCGCTTTCGTTCCAAGAAATCAGGTCTTGGGCGTGTTTGCAGCGCGTGCATCTCAAGCCTTGGGAAGTTGACGTCCTGCGTGCTCTCGATCAGAGTTGGATGAAGGTGCACAATGGCCGACTTAGCACAACTCGATCTAAGAATCAGGTCTCTTGAAGCCGCTGAGGCAACGAGGCGCCTGAATGACCTTGATCGTGCTGCAAAGCAGGTTGATGCATCGGCAGGGTCGTTGCAGCGCACGTTCTCTTCCAAGGGGAAGATTCTACAAGCTGTTGGAGGAGCCTTCAAGCTTCTTGCGCAGCAGGTTCTGCTGACAACGGGCGCGCTTGCCACGTTTGCAGCTGCTGCAGGAGCTATCAACCTCGTCGGAAAGTTCGAAGAGACCCTCGCAACAGTGCAAGCCGTCTTCTCTACCTCAGCTGATTTGACGGCGGCTGAGGCCAAGCGTATTGAGACCACAGCACGAGCGCTCGGCGCCTCGACACGTTTCACAGCACAAGAAGTGTCCGACGCGATGCTCTTGCTCGCTCGCGCAGGCTTCAACGTGAACCAGTCACTCGCCGCAACTGAGCCTGTCCTTCGTTTGGCGCAAGGTGGGATGCTCGGCATGGCTGAGGCAGCCGATTACTTGTCTGCGACGATTCGCCAGTTCAGCATGGAGGCAGAAGATGCTGGTCGTGTTGCTGATGTGTTTGTGGCGGTTTCGAATGCTGCGAACACAGACGTCAATCAGCTCGCGCAGGGCATGAATTTTGCAGGCGTTGCTGCTTCGAAGATGGGCCGTGAGTTTGAAGAGACGGCAGCGGCACTTGCTGTTCTCGCCGACGCCGGCATCAAGGGTTCTCTGGGCGGAACCAACCTGCGATTTGTCATTACTGCACTGCTCAACCCAACCAACGTAACGAAGAAGGCGCTCAAAGAGCTCGGGATCGAAGTCGATGAAGTCAATCCGCAGCTTCGAAGCTTTGCTGAGATCTTTGAGCGCTTCGCACAAGTTGACCCTTCGAAGCTCGCGACAGCGGCTCCGAAGGTTTTTGGCGTAAGAACGTTTGCGGCAGGTCTGGCACTGACCGAGAACGTGAAGAGGCTAAAGGAGCTTGAAGATCTCGCCAAGACGTCTGAGGGTGCTGCGAAGCGCATGGCGCTCATCATCGACAACACGCTGGTCGGCTCGTTCTTGAACGCCTCTTCAGCGTTGCAGGAGCTGATCATCGCGTTTGGACGCGACTCTGGATTGTCAGAGGTTCTGAAGGACTCGATGTTTTGGCTTGCAGAGATGGTTCGAAGCTTGGCGGGCATGGACGCGAGTCTGTATGGTATTCGACCGTCAGCTGCGGCAGCCGCTGAAGCAATCAAGACCCTCGCGATTGCCGCGGGCGTGTTCATCGGAATCCAGCTTGCACAGCATGTCATGTCAGCTACGAAGGCCGTTGGACTTCTCACGTCCTCTTTGAAGTTCCTTGGCACCGCTCTTCTGGGCAATCCGTTCACAGCTGCAGCGACAGCGATTGCACTCGCCGCCGCAGCTCTCTATCACTATCGCGACAGTGTTGTTAGTGCGGGCGAAGACTCGACAACCGTGGGCGATCTTGTCGTTTCTGTGTTTACGAACATGGGAGAAAGACTTAAGATCATCGTTGAGTTGATCGCTCTCTCATTCAAGCGCTGGTGGGCTTACATCCAAGATGTCTCTAGCTCGGTCATCACAGCCCTCGGCGATACCTTCAGCAACTTCTTTGAGGATGCACAAGAAGGCTGGGTGACGTTTACGGGAATCTTCGCAAACGCGTTCAAAGACTCAGTGAACTTCGTCGTTGCGCTTGTGAAGAGTGTAGGCGAGACAATGGGCTTGTTCTGGGGTCGTGTCGTGTTCGCGATCAAGCAAGTCATTGACCTGATCGAAAATCCCACCCCCGTCAACGCTCGCAACGCATTCAGTGTTGTGAAGGACGCGTTCTCGCCGAAGGACTTCTGGAATGACGTCAGCACAGCATGGGTAAAGAACTTCGAAGACGACTTCGTCGCCAAGATGGGAATCGCCTTTTCAAGTTGGGCTGAAGAGTACAAAGACAACTTCCGTGAAGGCGTGAAGGCACTTCTCGAGGATCCTGAGTTTGCCGATCTTGCGAAGCGCTGGGAAGAGCTTGGTGGCTTCTCACTCCAAGGAACCATCGATAAGGTGTTCGAGCGTGCTCTCGAGCGTACGAACTCTCGAGTCGACGCAAAGCTGCAAGAGTTCTTCGCCAGTGTTGAGGCGGGCATGGGCGGGTTTACGAAGCAGGCTGATGCGGCTGCTGAAGCTGTTGAAGAGATCGGCGATGAGTTTGATACTCTGAAAGAGCGAGCGGCTCTCGCCCTTCGTGACTTGATTGACGAGCTCAGAGGAGCTCGAGATGAACTTCAGTACTTTGTGCGTGAGTTTAGCCGGGGCGGAAATGCTGATGCCATTGACCGTGAGATTAAGCTTCTCGCTTTGGAGCGCAAAATCAGGGGGCTCCAACGGGACGCGGGCGTGGACCCCGAGAGCCCCGAAGCTCGCCAGCAGCTCGACAATGCGCTCGGGGACCAACGGCAGATTAACCAGCTTGAAATCATGACCGAGCAGCTCCGGGAACTTGACCAGATTGGACAGGACGTCGGCCGGTCTTTCGGTGATGCTTTTGAGAGCTTCGTCACGGGAGCTGAGTCGGCGAGTGAAGCAGTCAAGGCCCTCGGGCGTGATCTGCTACAGATGTCGATTAGGAAAGGATTCACCGAACCTCTCGCTGAAGGATTCGGCAGTCTGTTCAGGAACATGTTTGGAGGCGCTGTCACTTCGGGCGCTGCTGTTATCCCGCATGCACAGGGAGGTGTGATCAGCAGTCCAATCATGTTCCCGCTGAACGGGCACCGCGTAGGAGTTGCCGGTGAGGCCGGACCCGAGGCAATCATGCCTCTGACTCGCGGCTCAGACGGGAAGCTCGGGGTGCAGGCATCGCAGTCCGGGAACGTTGCAGTCACCAATCACTTCCACATCAGCACGCCTGATGCGAACTCGTTCAGGAGGTCAAGGAATCAGATTGCGGCTGACATGCGCGCCGCTTCACGTCGTGCGGCTGGAGGGCTGTAATGGGATTCCATGAAGTACGCTTCCCAGTCGACATCAGTTACGGCAGCCGCGGCGGTCCGGGCTATCGAACGGGTGTTGTCCAGCTTGATTCTGGCGCTGAGACACGTTTCTCGCGCTGGGCCACGGCTCGAAGGAAGTACGACGTGAGCTACGGCGTGAAGACCATGACGCAGCTCGCAGCCCTCACCAGCTTCTACATGGCTCGAATGGGAGCAGCGAACTCGTTCAGGTACAAGGACTTCGCTGACTGCACGTCTCACAGCAGCCACCATCACTTGACTGAGAGCGGCATTACAGCCGCGGATCAGCTTCTGGGCGTAGGTAATGGCGTGAAGACCGATTTTCAGCTTTTGAAGCGATACGAGCCCGGCCCTTATGAGCGTGTGAGAAACATCACGAAGCCGGTGTCAGGAACAGTTCGCGTCGCGCTCGCTGGAGTTGAGCAAGTGTCGGGCTGGGTCGTTGATCTGACGACGGGCATCGTTACGTTTTCGACAGCGCCTGGAGCAGGTGTCGAGGTGCGCGCCGGTTTCCAGTTCGATGTCCCTGTCAGGTTTGACGAGTCAGCTGACGATGCAATGCAGGCATCGATCGATGACTTCAACAGTGGTGCAATGCAGAGCTTGATGCTTATCGAAGTTCTTGATGAGCACGCTGTTGAGGACGCCTTCTTCTACGGCGGAGCAAACGAGCAAGCCATCAGCAGCACCTACCTGCTCTCCATCTTGAACGGTCGTGTTCAAGTGTTCGAAGCTGAGGTAGACAATGTCAGAGTCCGTCTGCCTGAAGCGGAAGGGCTACCGCTGGGCGGCCCACTCTTCTGGATCGTAAACGCCGGCAGCAGCAACACCATCTTGCTATCTGAGGGTGAGGTTACGCTGGTGAGCATTGAGCCCGGAGAAGTGGTCACCGTGCTGCTGACAGAAGACGCGGGAGGTACGCGTCACTGGGTGGTGTTTGGATGAGCGTCACAGCTGAAAAGTTTTACGGAGGGTGTGCCTGGAACGCAGATGCGTCTGCTGTTTTACACCGAGCTTCAAGTCGAGTTCAGGTGTTTGTTACCACAGCTGTGCGAACCTGCAAACTCCCAAACCCAGCCGATCTTCGACAGGGCGGACCCCATTTTTACATTGTTAATCTCGAGACATCGCTGCAATCTGTTTGGGTGCTCGACCATCTTGGGAGTATGGTAAAGTCGGTGCTACCGGGGCAGGTTGGAACGATCCTGCTTGCATGAGGTGTGTTGTGGTAGAGAGATCGGAAGGTGAAGCTAAGTTCGATCTGGTGAAGAGCCATGTCGCTATGCTTGCTGAGCATTTCGATTCAGTGCTGATTCTCTGCACTACGCACACTGGAGAGCAGACCGCCAGTTTTCATTACGGATCCGGGAACTGGTTCACCCGCTACGGTCAAGTGAAAGAGTGGGTCTTGAAACAAGAGACGCGATCTCGACTTGAGGTCAAGGAAGAGTAGACATGAGCATCACACTCACAACCGCTGCCCGCAACGCCATGCTCAATGCGCTGGTGGACCTGCTCGATGTGGGCTCCGGCGCTCCGCAGGGCACGCTTGAGGTGCTGACTTCCGGCGATGTGCTTCTGGCTGAGTTCGACCTCGACAATCCTGCCTTCGGTGCGGCAGCGAGTGGTGTGGCCACGGCAGAGGCGATTGCTGACACCACGGCTGGGGCCTCTGGCACGGCCGCCAAGTGGGCGGCGAAGAACCGGGACGGCACCACGGTCATGAGCGGGAATGCGGGCCTGAGCGGCAGCGGTGCGTCCCTCATCCTCAGCAACACCACGGTCAACTCCGGCGATCCGATGAGCGTTCTGTCCTGGACGATCACACAGCCCGCTTCGTGAGAGATGAACTATGTCCTACGTCAAGAAAGACAACTGCCTCAACTCCACGACCACAACGGGCACGGGCACCCTCACGCTCGGATCGACGCTGGCGGGGTGGCAGTCTATCTCAGCCATCGGGAATGGGAACAGCTCGACCTTTGTGATGTTTGCGGTGGATGGGGATGGGCTGCGAAACGGTGACTGGGAAATCTTCGTCGGCACCTACGCCACCAGCGGCACGACGTTGAGCCGGGACAAGGTGCTCGCGAGCAGCAACAGCGGGTCGGCGGTCAACTGGGGTGCGGGGACGAAGTACGTGGCTTCGATCGGTGCGGAGGCCTCAACCGCCCTTCCCGACATTGCCATCTGCAACGGCCGCCTCACTCTCACCAGTGGGGTGCCTGTCACCAGCAGTGATGTCACTGCCGCAACCTCAGTTTATTTCACACCGTATAACGGCAATCGAATCGGGCTGTTCAACGGTCATTCGTGGGAGATTCATTCGTTCCCTGAATTGAACTTGTCCACCACGAGCCTGACGGCGGGCAAGCTCTATGACGTCTTCGCTTACATCGACAGTGGCGCGGTGGCGATTGAAGCTCTGGTTTGGACAAATGATACCACGCGGGCCACGGCAATCGCTCTCCAGGACGGTGTGCCGGTCAAGAGCGGGGATGCCACTCGACGACTGCTGGGCACGTTCTACACCTTCGATGACAGCGGTACGACGAAGACCTGTGACACGGCAGGCGGAGTTGGCAGCGGCGGTACTGAAGCGAAGCGGTTCATCTGCAACAAATACAACCGAGTGCCGAGACCGTGCTTTATCGGGGACAACACTGACTCTTGGACCTATAATTCGAACACCTGGAGAGCCGCCAACAACAGCAACGCTTTTCGGGTCACGTTTGTTCAAACCGATGATGAATGTATGGTGGAGGCCATTAATTGTCAGAATCTCGGGGCTTCTGGTAACGCAATAATCGGTGTGGGTATTGACTCAACCACGGGGTTTTCTGGAATGTCGGGTTGGCGGAATGGTGCTTCCGTTGGTTGTGCGATGGCAAGCTATCGTGGTCAGGTGGGGGCGGGTAAGCACTACGTAACTGGTGTCGAGAATCTGAAATCTGGCAGCGCTGGATTCTACGGGGATGTTGGTTGGTCGGAAGTTCAAAGCGGGCTTTTCGTCACCGTTTGGGGGTGAGCTAGATGAACATTTTCATGCTTCATGAAAAGATCGCAGAAGTCTGCCCCATCGACGGGGTGGCTAAGCGGCACGATGGCACCTATCGCATCGACTATCGAGCAGAGGCCACGACTGAACAGCGGGAGGCGGCGCAGGCGATCGTAGGAGCCTGGCCGCTGCACGAGGCGCGGGCGGCTGCCGCCGAGCGGGTGCAGACCGGCCACACTGCCGCTCTTGCCGCTGGCGTGACGGTCGGGCAGATCAAGCTGCGAGCGGAAGCATCGGACCAGATCGCACTCGCCAACGGTCTGAACGTTGCCAACGCGGCTCTGATCGCTGGTACGTCCAATAGCGTGAACGTCAGCAATATCTTCGGGCGTGGCGTCACTGACTATGACAACAACTCACACGATATGACATTGGCGCAGTACCTCCAGTTGTCGCTAGGTTACGCCAACGCCATCGGCACACTGCAAGCGACGTTGGCACTCAAGACGGCGCAGGCGAACGCGGCGGAAACCATCGAGGCGGCGCAGGCCATTGACTGGTGAGGTAGTCGGTGAGCATCCCATTCGACAACATTCTGGGAGCGGTCCCCCTCGGAGCATCGAACTGGAGGATTCTGCTTCCGGCAGCGAGTATCGAACTTGAGCTCGCAGCCACTCTCCCACTCGTGCAGTCTCAGATCACCGCAGGCTTTCCGGTTGAGCTCGCCCTTGCCGCCACTCTGCCTTCGCCGGTCGTGGACATCCAGGTTCAAGAGCAGGCAAAGACCGCGACGCTGGCGATCACGCTTCCCTCTCTGTCAACCGCTATTGGTGTGATGGTAGGAAGTGAATCGGACTTGTGGGTGGTTGCGATTGGGACGATTGACACACCGAAGGAAGTTCACACTATTGCTCGTGAAGAAAGCATTAGCGAATTGCAACCCGAACCACTGTCTGTGCCTGTTCCGGAGTGTCTTGAGGCTCGTTGGAAGCTAGTCAACTGCCTCGCCTCCCACTACATCATCTACACCAACACCGATCTGCGGTCCTATCGCGATCGTGTGATCAAGATGGACTTTGATGAAGGTGCGGGCTGTTGGCAGGTGCAGGATGCGTTCGTCACGGTGGACGAAGTTGAGGATGTGAGCGTCATCGACGGGTATCAGAACTGCACGGAATGCGCTTTGGACGACGGCGGTGAAACTCCGTGGCCTCCTGAGCCTCCTGCTCCGGATCCCGTTGCCGACTACAAGCTCACAAACTGTGACACGGCTGAGGTCATCTACTCCAACTCAAACCTGGCCACTGTGGTGGGTAAGGTTGTGAAGTCCGGTGAGGACTGCTGGAGTGTGGCAAGCTGGGGTGCGTCCGCTCCTGAGACGGAAGCGTTTTCGTATTCATCGGTTTACGATGATTGCGAGACGTGCCTGATGAAATTGTTTGAACTGAACGACTGTGCGGGCGTCGCAGCGACCATCTTCACGGACACGGACCTCACTGCTCACGTTGGGGAAGTCATCCAAATCGGTATCACGTGCTACACGGTGGCGGAGTACGCCGGCACATTGCCCGAGGACATTGAATCGGTGTCGGGCGCGTTCTACGAAACGTGCGAGGCGTGTGACATCCCCGTCTACAAGCTAACCCCGTGCGTGAGCGGATCAGCGATTTACACGGAGGATGATTTCAGCGAGTACGTGGGCCGAACGGTTTACATCGGCACCACCTGCTACCAGGTCACCGAAGAAGGCGGTCTGCCGATCACAAGCCCTGCTTCGCCTAGCAGTGATCACGATAGCTGTGAAAACTGCGCCGTGTACTATCGGCTCAAGAAGTGCTTCAATGACGCCGACACCGATTACTACATCTTGGCCTCACAGATCGGTGACGACGAGGGCCTCAAGATCGGTGATTACTGCTACTACTTCGACACCGAGAATCCACTGCACAAGGATGAGATCACCGGGACGCCCAGCTATGTCACCATGGCCAGCGGTGACGCCCTTTCATCTTGCACTAATTCAATCTGCCGGTATCGTCAGGCCCGACGCTGTTCTGACGAGGAGTTGAGTGGGTACTTCATGGCCGTGGACGATCAGATCCCGTTCAAGTACGAAGGGGTGTGCTTCTACTTCGACAACGCGGACACGCCCGCTCAGCGTGAATCCGCAGAGATCCTAGGCACCATCCTTACGCCGGGCATGGTGGAGGAAGTGGACGATTGCGAAGACTCGGCGTGTGTTGCGGGCTGTGTCGGGGATGATTCCGAATGGGATTACGTGATTGATGGCTACGAGTTTGGTGACGTTTCAACAGCTAGTTGCGGCGGGTGTGCAGTTAACCCCGATACGGGCGAGTGGCTCGGCACCTGGCACGGTGATCCCAATGGCTGTGTGTGGAAACCCACGGGTGGTCGTCTAGACAATGGGCATCTAGTCTCTAGTGGCAATTCCACCATCAGCTTTGTGACCGATCGCTGGGTCATGATCATCCAGTGCAGTGCGGGCACTATCGCGTGGCAGGGTGACAAGCTGACCGGCACTTCCCCTGCGGGCACCTATAGCCGCACGGGCGGTTGCAGCGCCACGCCCAGCAGTCTTACCATTGTGGCCGCATGAATTGCATTCACGCACAACTCGATGGCCGGAAAGTGACCTGCTCCCACCCTGAGCAGCCGTTCGGGCCCCACCCTCACATTGGTACGTGCCGAAGCGGGTGTCCGTATAAGCAGGCGGCGGGCGCCTCTGATGAACTCAAAAGTGTGGTGGTGAGACGGCAGCCCACCCCGTCCATCCGCAAGATGGTGAAGGCTGCGAAGACCATCATCACAAGCAGGAAAGTGAATCGAGAGGTGCGTCGGGCACGGCTGGCTGCATGTCGTGCCTGTGACCTCTTGCGCTACGACGACCGTAAGCAGTCACACTGGTGTGGGGTGTGCGGCTGCAACATCTCCAACGATGAAAAGAAGGTCGTCAATTTGATCCTGTACGAGGAATCATCGGATGCGCCCCTGTGCCAGCATCCCGACCGGAAGGAAGGCAAGGGATGGCCTACGACCTGATGCAAGGCCCGCGTTCGTTGCTGCAAGGCAAGGTCCTTCGTCCTGCCACGCTTTGGCGTGTGGAGCGAAAAGACGGGCTGGTACTCTGCTTCACTGATCATGATCGCACCCTCCTCTACGAATCTGAGCTCTACTACCCAGCCGGCGGCTTCGACGCTTCAGCTCGACAGAAGCGGTCTGCGCTGCGTGAGCGCAATCTCAGCCTGATGGGCGTGATCAGCGGCTCGGAGATCACCGCCGAGGACATCAAGGCGGGACGCTATCGAGAAGCGAGGGTCAAGGAAACACTTGTTGATTGGATGTACCCATTCGCAGGCTCGTTCTTCGAAGCTGAGTACTGGATTGTTGAGATCAGCTGGTCAGGCGAGCAGTGGGAAGCTGAGATGAGCGGCTTGACAACGTGGCTGCGTCGTGACATCGGCGATGTCTACAGCAAGACGTGCCGCTGGCGTCTCGGCGAGCGCTACGGCGAAGAGGCTGTCGCTGGGTGCAAGGTCAACTTGGCACTGATGCGCAGCGAGCTTGTGACTGTCGCAGGCATCAGCGACCCGCGAACACAGTTCACCATGAATCTCACGCAGGCCAAGGATGTGGCGGGAAATCCCGTCGATCTGGTTGACGGCTGGTACAATTACGGTAAAATTACGTGGAAGACTGGCGCCAATCAGAACATCGTGAGCGAGATCAAAAACCAAGTGGGCAAGGTCATCACGCTTCAGCTCAAGACGCCCTTCAACATTGCCACGGGTGTGCGATTTGACATCGAGCCCGGATGTGATCGCTTGAAGGGCTCGTGCCACGAGAAGTTTAACAACATCTTGAATTTCGGTGGTTTTCCGTTTGTGCCTGGCACTGACGCGATGCTTCGAACTCCGAGAGCAAAATGAGCGTTTGTTCGAAAGACATCATCGCAGAAGCTCGGAAGCACTTAGGCACGCCCTTCCACCATCAAGGGCGGCAGCCCGGCCTAGGGCTGGATTGCGCTGGGTTGATCGTCGTGGTTGGGCAAGCGTTGGGGGTGTTGGATCCCGCCGCTGATCTTAAGCGCTACCCCCGAATCCCGGATGGAAGAACGCTGCAGAATGGACTTGAGCGCTTCCTTCTCAAGACCGGACGCACTGAAGGAGGCATCGGACTCTTTTGGATTCACCGCACGCATCTCCCGACGCATGTTTGTATTTTCACTGACTCGGGCATGATTCACGCGTACGCGAACGAAGGACGCGTTGTTGAGCACGTATTCGACTCGTACTGGCAGGCGCGTCTGGTTGAAACATACAAGTACCCCGGAGTTGTCTGATGGCCACACTTGCCCTCTTTGCCGCAGGATCAGCCATCGGCCCGACGCTCTTCGGAGGAGCAACTGCTTTCACTATCGGCAGTGTGGCCGTGGGCTCTGCTGCATTGGGCGGAGCCATCGGCGGTCTCGCAGGATCCCTGATTGACGGGATGTTTCTCTTCCCAGCGCTTGCGCCTGCACAGAACATCAAAGGTCCTCGAATCGATGACATGCCTGTGCAGACTGCGAGCGAAGGATCGCCCATCAAGCGCTGTTTTGGTCCTCTGAATCGCATCGCTGGAACGATCATCTGGCTGGGCGAGCTGCAAGAGAAGAAAATCGAAGATGAGCAAGGAAAAGGTGGTGGAGGCGGAACGGCAACGAGCTACAAGTACTCAGTGAACGTTGCGATCGGAGTCTGCGAAGGCCCCATCAACAGGATTGTGAAGATCTGGGCGAATGAGAAACTTCTCTACAACGCTGACGCAGCTACTGAAGGTGAAGAGATCACGGTGAAGGTGGGCGACATTCAGATTTATCTCGGCACTCCTGATCAAGCGGTAAACGGTGTCATGCAGGTATCTGAAGGCTCCGAGTCGATGCCTGCTTACCGAGGAATCGCGTACGTGTTCCTCAACACACTGCAGCTTGCTGATTTTGGAAACGCGCTTCCTCGATTCACGTTTCTTGTTGAAGAAGCTCAAGCGAAGCCTCTCCGCTACGTGATTTCAGACATTCTGGTCTACGCAGGAATCGCCGAAGACCAGTTCGATGTCAGCCGTCTTTCTCAGTGTGTTCGCGGGTACGTTCTCAGCGGACCACAAAGCGCTGTCCGAAGCATCGAGCCTCTGATGCAGGTCTACGACTTGCTGACGCAAGAAGTGGATGGGAAACTCGTCTTCTTCACACGCGGGCAAGAGAGTCAGATCGCAATTCCTGACGTTGATCTGGCTGCACACACATCAGGGTCAAGCGTGTCGCGTCCTGTTCGTCTGTCTGACGTGGCTGGGTTTGATCTCCCGAGTGAGGTCAATGTCACGCACATCGATCCTGAAATTGATCTGCAGCAGGGCAGCCAGCGCGAGCTTCGCCTTGACCGTCCAACTGATGTGGTCGAAAACGTCGACGCACCGATGACTCTCAGTGCAGATGAAGCTCGAGAGTACGCTGCTCGAAGGTTGTGGCGTCCATGGGCTGAGCGAATCAGTGGGAAGCTGACGCTTCCTCCGAAGTACGTGCATCTCAGTGAGGGCGATCTGGTCTCGTTCAACTTCAAGGGCGAAGAGTACCTCATGGAGATTGATCAGGTTGATCGAGGCAACGATCACCTGGTGCTTGTTTCAGGGGTGATGCGTGAAACACAAACGCTCACACACAGCGGTCCGTGGGATGCGTCGGAAGGGT